GGGTCCTTTCTGAAATCCTTTCAACCAACATATATGAGAGTTACAATGAATGATAACACAAATAAACATCGTTACACGCAGATTTATGACCTGCGTGTTGTCGACGCTACGCGTCGTTATCTTTCTTCTTGTTTTGAGCGGTCTTTTACTGTTAGCTTTGATGGGTATACTTCATGCATGCATGATGTTCTCCGCGAAGCTCTTTATATTACCGCTCCTCTCTCGTGCCCTTGCGCTGTCCATCGGATGATATGTTCGGATTCTTCCGAACTCGATCGTGCCGTTAGCTTACGTTTGGGCCCATATGTGGATTTCCTTCATCTTACAGCCTCATACTCTGATGGCTGTAATGTCTTAGGCGATTCTGTATGACGATAGTTTCTTACAATCATCCGATCACTTTTGGGTTCAGAAAGCTAGTTAATAACACCGGTCTCGGTGTTACTTCCGATCTCTCCGTTCCTCAAAGTTTTTCTTCTGATGTAAAGCTTGTGTCTTCAGATCCTTCCTGGCGCTCTAAGATTGCCAGAGGTAGCAGTGCTTCTCTACCTTATACCCGTTCTGGGTTTGAGGTTTTCGAGCCTGGTTTACTCCAGCTCCGCGACTATCAACCGTCGACACAGCGTTTTTCAACACTGTTTTTACGTTCGATGTTCGCTGTAGACCCGCTTATGTTTACTCCTTTTGATTCGTCCTATGCCGATAATATCGCCATAGCGAAAGTAAGGAGGAAGATAAACGACTCTTCTGGTCAATTTCAAAGTCTTGTTCCCATCGCTGAGGCTCGTGAGTTACACGGCCTCGTTGGTAGTTTAGCTGATAAAGCATCCCTGCTTATTCAGAGTTTTCAAGACTTGAAATCAGGTAAGACTTTTCGGAAACTCGTTTCACGAGCCCGGAAGTCTAATCGGTCTGTTAAAGATCAGATCGAGCGCGAGATTTTGAGTATTGGTTCGGACCTTTGGCTCACTTGGGGATTCGGTGTTCGTCCTTTGCTTGACGATACGGATTCCTTAATGAAAGCCATAGCTTACCACATCAACAACCGTTCTACGGTTCGCTTTCGTGGTAGGGCTTCCGACTCATGGAATACTAGTTTAGTACCACAAGTTAGCTCCTCTGCAGGAGACTATAGTGGTTATCAGACTACTTTCCGTGTCGAATATTCTGTTCGTTACCAATACTCAGGTGGTCAAAGCTTTGGGTTACTGTCTGCTAACAATTATAATAATACAATTGCTACCGACTTCGGCCTTCGCCTTGAAAACCTCATCCCCGCGTTATGGGAAGCCACGGCCCTTTCTTGGGTCGTTGACTATTTCACAACGATGGGTGATTTCCTATCCGACACATTTGTGAAGCCTCCTGGCCTCACTACATATATCGATAGGTCTCGCTTGTGTACGATTAATGTTGTTGCCACCACTGTGCCGTTTGCGACGTCCTCAAATGTGTTATTTGAGCACGTTTCCAAACCTGTGCACCTGAAGTGGTTCCACTTTAGCCGTACTCAACCATCCGGCCTGCCGGTTCGTTCAATCGCATTGAAGACGTCTTCCCAGATCGGGAATTACGCCGTTTCAAAAGTTTTGAACTTAGCGTCAGTTTATATTCAACGCTCGTCCTTGAAAATTAGGTGACTATTATGTCATTTGCTCCTACATCGCCCGTCACGGGCGCGGCAGTAACGGGTTTCACAACCCCTACTTATACTTTGACAGTTGATACTCCGCCTAGCGTAAATGCTAAGCAGTATGCTGTGACCGCCGTTGGCGGTACACAGACGGGTGTCGACCTGAATTCGGTTTCTAAACCGTTTACAGTTACGATGTTCCGCCCTGTCCAAGTCCGTGTTTTACCGCAGCCTAATACCTTAACTGGTATTGTTAAGAATGTTCCCGTTAACAGTTATAAGGTTATCACCCGGAAGGGTGCGTCACCTGCTAACCTTAACGTCCCACTAGTCGCCAGGATCACTACGATCATTGACGTACCTGCAGGAACTGACACTTTTGAGCCCGAGGATATCAAAGCTATGGTAAGTGCACACATTGGTGTGCTCTCCCAACAGTCTTCTGGTATCGGCGACACAGTCTTGTCAGGCATTCTTTAACATAACTAATCCAGCTTTCGCTGGTTAGGAGACTACGTGAAAACAGATGAGAAGTTACGCTCTTTGTTGGATACTCTAATTGGAGAACTTCAACATGTTACGAAAACCTTTACTCTATCTTCTGAGCAAAGTTATTCTGTTGGTAGGCTTACTGCACGCGCGTCTAAGCGTATGCAGTTTCAAGATACCGACCTTGCTAAAGATACTATGCGTCGTTTTGTTGATCTTAACTCCTCACTGGAAGGTTTTAAAACCTCACTTAGTGATATTGATAAGTTCAATGCACGACATTTTATCAGAGTAGCTTTAGAGAACTATTCGACTTCGGTTGATGGTTCTATTCAAGAGCCCTTGCTTTATGATCATTTATTTGATCTTTGGCGTTTCGGCCCTGGCACCTCTCAAGGTGTCTACGGCACGCACGCTGTTAATAAAGTAAGTGCGAAAATGACATGTACTTCAGAGTGCCTACCCCTAGTCCGAAGACTGCGATCCTTAGACCCTCACTTTTCTAGCTTTGATGCTAGATATGGTTGTGGGACTCGGGTCGTCAAGGGTAGTAAGCTCTCCACTGTCCGTAAAAATCAAGAAACTGATCGTACTATTGCTGTGGAACCTTTAGGTAATATGTGCCTCCAGCTTGCTGCTGGCGCCTACCTTACCTTGGTCCTCAAGCATATAGGTCTAAACATTGAGAATCAGCAAGAATCTAATCGATTCCTTGCCTGGGCCGGATCAAAATATAATAGCTATGCTACTATAGATTTGAAATCTGCTTCAGATCTCATTAGTTTAGATCTAGTACGTGCAGTGCTTCCTACCGAGTGGTTTTTCCTACTCAAATCTATTAGATCTCAGCAGATCTACGTAGATGGTGAATGGCACACTATGAATATGATATCTACAATGGGGAATGGTTTTACCTTCCCCCTTATGACTCTTATTCTTGTGAGTTTAGTATATGCTGCACAATGCAGACGCTCTTCTACGCACAACTTACGCGTTGATTTTGAGCATACTGCTGTGTTCGGTGACGACATTATAGTACCTGTGAAGGACTATGATGATGTTGTCGAAGTACTAACCTCTGCAGGTCTTATCGTAAATTATGATAAGTCTTACAGTGAGGGCCCTTTCCGCGAAAGTTGCGGAGGCGATTACTATAATGGGTACACTTGTACTCCTTTTTATATTAAAAGCCTTGTAACTCACGCTGAAACCTATGTCGCTATTAATCAACTAGTAGGGTGGTGTGTTAGACATAATGTCTGGCTTCACCGCACTCTAGCCTTGCTTATTAGCTTCATAGGTCCTCGCCCTCTTCTTGTACCCGAATGGGAAGATCCCAGTCATGGCATTCTTACCCAAGGGGGTCCTCGACGCTATAAATGCCTCCTCCCCGTGATTCCTTATAAAAAGGTCTCGCGTGGTAACTATTTTCTCTCGAAACTAGCTGTAGGAGGGTTTATTACGTCGGCGGGCAAGGCAATAGTTTATGTACCGAGGTCGGAACGACCTCGGGTACGCAGTGAAAGTGAAAACACTGCGTACGCTATTGTCTCACGCCGGTACCCGAAAGGGTATACTGCGGGGTATGATCCTTGTTTAGGTTCATATCAAAGCTCATGTGCACGTTCTCGTTTTGTGAGCGCGCACGTATAAGAGCTTGGAACGATCGATGGC